GCCCGAGTGGATAACGATCGCGTCACCGGCCACCGGAGGACTCCTTTACACACTCGGCCCCGCACTTGCAGATCTTGAACCATGACCCGTGGCCGCAAGCTGGGCACCGGTAGCCGCTCCGCGGCGCGGGGACCCCCGCGACCGGCCACGCTTTGCCGTACCCGGCCGAGTGCAGGTGCGCCGCCGCGTGCTGGTCGGGCATGTCGAAAAAGCCGCGGTTGGCCCGGTACTCGACGCCGTCCACGACCTGCGCGACCTGCATGCGGTCCTCGGCGGGGACTCTCATGCGCGTGGCGGCCAGGACCAGTGGCCGCCGTCCTCCCCCTCGGTCCGCGAGGTTGCCCAGTAAGAGTCCGAGCCGTCCAGAAAAACCTGAAGATTTACGGAGCCGCCGTTGTTCCGGACAACGAGCGCCGGATACGTGTCGCCCATGCGGGCTCGATTGCCGACCCTTTGAGGAACGTTGATCAGCGTCGCGTCAGGGTCGCTCAGCCGGTAGTGCACGATCCGACCGACGGTCGGCACCTGCTCGCTCATATGCCCTCCCTATGGTGTGCGCGGGGGCCGGTTCTTCCCTGGCCGGCCCCCGCGACCTCACGTTACTTGATGCCGACGATGAGTCCGGACCACGCGGGAGCCTGGTGGATCAGGGTCCCGATCTGGTACGTGGACAGGTCCTTGGTCATCTGGATGTCCGGCCAGTCGTAGAGCATGTAGTCCTGGACGTTGACCGCCGACGTCGGGGCCTGGATGTTCGTGTTCTGGAGCGGCAGGGACGTGGAGCGGATCAGCGCCGCGCCGTTGGGCATGAACCGGTGCGTCTTGACGTCGAGCACCTTGCCGGTGTTCTGGTTCACGTAGCCCGTGACCGAGGTGCCCATGGTCACGTTGCCGTCACCGGTCTGGATGTTGGTCCGGTAGCCGCTGGCCGCGCCGTTGCTGCCGCCGATGCGCAGAAGCTGCCCGAACTCGGCCCGCAGCGCGCCGGTCATCCAGATCTCGTCCGGGTCCGCGCCGTTGTTGACGAACATGGTCTGGAGCGCGGTGTCGAACTCCGAGCCCGGGTTGGTCGTCGAGAAGATCGTGTTGAGCCGGGTGTAGTACCCGGTCTTGGTCGAGTCGGCGAGGACCGTCAGGTACCCGTCGTAGGCGTTCGCGTCGGCGGAACTGTCCGTACCGGCGATGACCGCGCCGGCCGCGTTGTACGTGGTCAGCGTGAACGTGTTGCCGGTGAAATTGCCCTGGAAGTGCGCGTTCGCGATGCCGGTCGTGGTGCCGACGTAGAGCGCGTAATCGAAAATCCCGGCCGTCTCCACGGACACGGTGATCGCCACGCTCGCCGACGGGCCGGTGCGCGCGCCCGAGTTGACCACGGACGACACCGCGGTCTGCCCGAAGCCGGTACGGCCAGCCACGTACACGAAGTACGTGTTGGTGGCCAGCGAGCCGCCGGAATCGGAACCCACGACCGTGACGGTGGGGGCCGCGACGCTGCCCTCGTAGCCGGTGCCGGAGCCGCGGCCGTAGAGCTGCGCCCGCTCCTCACCCATCTTGTGCGCGTAGAGCGCGGCCATGTGCGACAGGCCCTGGAGGTCGTCGTAGCCGATGGCCTGGAAGAAGCTCAGCCAGTCGACCGAATCGCTGAAGCCCAGCTCGACGTAACCGACCGACCAGTCCGAGCCGGTGTAGGAGATCTTCTGCGGCCGGGCCAGCGTGACGTTTCCGGTCGGGCCCCAGGTGGAGGTGGTGGTCAGCGACGAGAAGAAGGGGGACAGCACCGCGGCGCCGCCGGGCACGCCCGCGTTCGTGACGGAGTCGATGCGCTTGAACTTCCGCGCGCTGCCCACGCCCTTGACCCGTGGCGTGGAGTTCACCAACGGCGTGTGCAGCGGGATCAGCCGCTTGGCCGGGCCCTCCAGGTCGTACGCGGTCAGGCCGGTGCCACCCACGGGGTTCGTGGGCGTCCAGTCCTTTTGCAGCTCGGCCTTGAGCACGCCGATCTCGGACATGAGACTGGTGGCCAGGTCGTTGTCCGAGCCCGCGGCCTTGGTGATACTGGCCGTGATCTCGGCGAACTTGGCTTCCAGGGCCGCGGGGTTGGCACGCAGGCCCTTGACCAGCACGCGGTGCCCCTGGCCCGGGTCGCTGCCCGGGGACGGAACCATGGCGGTCTGGCCGGTACGAGCCTCGGTCAGGGAGTCGGTCATGGCCGACTTGAACGCCTCAAGCTCGGCGATCTGCGAGCTTCCGCGTTCGGCCACGACGGCGGGGTCAAAGAGCTGGTCGAGAGTTGTGGTGGGCATGACAGAGCCTTTCGGGTCGCTACCTATGGGGTAGGTGACCCCGCGCCCGTCACGCCGCGGCGCTCTCCAGTTTCGCGGCCTCGCGCTCGTATCCGGCCTTCACGGTCGGGTCCGTCGCCTTGGCCGCCGTGGCGCGGTAGTACGCGGCCTTGGCCAGGTCACTCTGGACCTGGTTGGGTTGCGTGCTTCCGCCCTGGCTCGGGGCAAGGATCACCGGACCGCCAGGGGCCGGCGCCGCGAGTGCCTTATCGAGCCTCGTTTCGAGTGCTGCGATCTTTGCGTCGCGCTCTGCCGTCGCTTCTGCGATCAGAGTCTTCACGTGCTCCGCGGTGAGCAGGCCCTTGACGTTGCCCGTCGGCTCGCTGGCTGCCTTGGACGTGTCCACCGTCGCGGACTTGTCCGTGTCACCGTCGGAGTCCCCGCTCCAACTGTCAGGGATCTTAGCCGACAGCCCGAGCGCCTTTGCGCGCTTGACCGTGTGCGCCTTGTCCTCGGGGCCGCCGTGCCCGGTCTGAATCAGGTGAATGGCCGAGTCGAGGTGCGCCTCATCAGGGATCGGGAACGACTCGTCCGGGCGCGCGATGCCGCTCTTCGCATACTTGCGCCTGGTCTTGGCATCGATGTACGGCGCGGCCTTGCCGACGTCCGTGCCCAGCGCCTTGAGTAGCGCGGCCCTGCTCGCGTCGTCGAGTTCGCGCGCCCACTTCCACGGGTCGCTGCCGGCCACCTTGCCGGCGTCCTGTCCGTCGAGCGTGATGACCACGCCCGCCTGATCGACGGGGGCCAGCGCCGTGCCGGCCGCCTTGGCGATGGACAGGACCGCGGTGGGGTTGCTCGGGCGGTCCACGAGCGAGATCTCGGGGATGATGCCGTCCACGATGCGGCCCTTGGGCGCGGTCGCGTCGACCACCGTCCGGTAGTTGCGGATGCCGATCGAGAAGCCCTTAAGCACGCCGGTGAGCACCTTCTTGACCGAGCCGGCGTCGACCACGTGCGCCTTGAGCATCCAGTCATCGCCCTGGCCGGTTAGCGCCTTGCCGACGCCGGACGCGATGGCGCTGTGCTGCTCGCGCACATTGCCCCAGGTCATCCAGTCCGGCATGGCCGTGCTCAGCCACTTGGGGTCGCACCGCTGCTGATCAAGGTCGAGGTCCGGGCCCGCGGCCTTGCCATAGACCATGATCGTGCCGTCGGGCAGCTCTTCAGTCTTGCCCTTGTCGATGCCCCAGTAAACGGCGGTCTGGTCCACGGCGTGCTCCCCTGCTCGGCTGCTGATGATGTTAGACGTCAGCCCCTTGCTTGTTGGCGTGATGTCAAGTGTGCTACATTTGACGCATGACAGATGAAGAGCAGCAACAGTGGGACGACGCCGTAGCCGATGCGCTCGACCTCTGGGAGGACCAGCGCGAGCCCGAGCCGTACGACGATGAGGTTGTGTACGCGGTTGAAGGCTGACTCATCCCCCGCACGCAGCCCCGATCATTGACCGGGGCTGCGTGCTATCCCGGACCCACGGGATTGGAACCTCTCTGATCCCCCGGCCAGTATCCTTTGACGTCCCTAAACCACTGCGCCGCAGTGCGTTTGGCCTCGCCGTCGGGCAGGTACTTGAGCAGGTGGTGATACAGCGCTATCCACGGGTGCGGGTGGTCCGCCCACTTGGCCAGGCCCTCGCCGCGCGTCCAGTAGTGGTGGAGCTGATCGTGTCCGGTCAACTCGGCGCGCGCGGACTTGCCGAGGTCGTTCAGCACCGGGATGAGCGCGCACCGGCAGCGCGGATGACCGGGCGGGTACGACTCGCCGGACGGGAACGGGTCGCCGACGTCGACCGGGCCGGCCACCTCGTTGGCCGCGCACAGGGGGCACACGCGCTGGTCGTGCGCGGTCATCCACTCGTTGCGGGCCACGCCACGCTGGCGGTAGATCTCGCTGACCGCCGCGGACTGGGCCCGGGCCGTCTCGGTCCACGCCACGGTGTTGGCCCATGCGGGGTTGGCGACCACCCCACGCAGCGCGGTCGCGATCTCTTTCGGCGACGCGCCACGCTCAAGCCCGTCCGCGAGCGCCGCGGCGAGTTCGTCGAGCCGTTGCGCGGCGATGCCCTTGATGGTGACGCCGGCCTTTGCTAGCAGGTTCGCCAGCTCGACCTCGCGCCCGTCCGCGGACAGGATCTGGCGGGCCGCGCGCGCGTCGCCGGGCCGCCAGTGCGACCAGTCAACGCTGATCGTGATGCCCGGGTTACGTGGGTCCGCGCCGCTGTCGAGGATCGCCTCGGCCGAGCGCGCGCCCACGAGGTAGCCCTCGGTGAGCGCGTCCTCCACGGCCGGCGTGAGCACGGCCGTGAGCTGCGGACCGAACCGCGCGCGCAGCCAGGACACCACGGCCCCGGTGCTTGGCGCGGCGTCAGGCCACTGGCGGGCCGCCGCCCGGGCGACCGCCCGGATATCCACGCCACGGATCAGCGCCCGGGTCAGCAGTGCCGCTACCGCGGCCGCCAGAGCGACGTCCACCACCCAGCCCGGCCACCGGTCGTCCGGGGGCGGTTGAGGCGCCCCCGCCGATACCCCGGTCGCTGGCGCTCCCGGGGCCTGTCCTTTTGGGTCGGACTCGGCCGCCTTCCCGGCCCGGGAGTGGTGCATGATCGCGTCAGCGTCCAAGCGGCTGCCGGCCAGCACCTCCACCATGACCCGGCGCATCTCCGCCTTTGACGCGCCGGACCCGAACGGCATGTCAAGCTCGCGACCGAGGCGCCGGTAATCGGCCGCCTTGAGCCCGAGCCCGTCGAGGTAGCGGTGCGCCTCGTCGCGGCTACTGACCCCGCGCAGCTTGGCGGCCACTACGTCACTGGGCGGCCCGCCGACCTGTGGCCGGGTCATCGACGGGGGCGGCTCGCCGCCCAGGCTCGACCCACCGATCATGACCAGGTGTTTCGGCTGGTCACCGATGACGACCGCGGCGGCCCGCTCGCGCTCGGACAGCGCCTTCTGGTTCGACTCGGGTACTACGTTCGCGTCGTCCATCTGCTCGATGCGGCGCAATGCCAAATCCTGCTGGTCGCGGGTCAGGTGCGGGGTCTGGTCACGCAGGTCCGCGACCGACGCCCACTGGCCCGGTTGCGCGACGCGCGCGTACGCGGCACGCATGTCCGTCACGGGAGACGTGGGCAACGGGTCCGACCCGGCGCTCCCACCGGTCCGGATAGCCTGCGAGTTGAGCCGCGCGCCGACCAACTGTTGGCTGATCTGGCTGCGCTTGTACTCGGCCGATCCGGACCGGCCAAGGTCGAGATGGGCCAACAGCGCGTCAAGCTCTTTGCCCTTGATGTCGGCCAGATAGGCATCGGCCTCGGCGCGGGTATTCATTTTCGACAGCGCGGCCTCGTGATCGGCCGGCGTCACGGCACGGGCGCTCGCCATGGGATTGCCGGTCGACGCGGGCCCGGGGTCGATGCGCAGCACGTGGTTGTCCCGGCCGCCCATGGACAACGACGCGGCGCGCTCACGGTCGCTGAGTACCTTCTGGTCGTCCCAGCGGTCCACGTGCACGGACCGGTCGGTGCGGGCCAGGTGCAGTAGCGCGGCGTCCTGCTCGGCGCGGGTCA